CAATAAGACTCCGAGTTTCCGCTTGTCCGCAGCTTTGTTGTCACTGATAAGCTGTTGACTGTAGCCGATAGCCATTTTAGTTATCGTCGCCCCAAGCATCGAGAACCGCTGTCAGGTCTCGCTTCTTTTCAGGTTCAGCTTCAGCCTTCTTGCTTGGACGCTTCACCGGCTCTTCGATCTCTTCAACTACTGGCTTAGCAGCAGGTTTAGCGGCAGGCTTAGCTTCAGCTTTGGGTAACGCTTTAACATTGTCAGTCTGCGCCACGGTAGAAGAAAGCATGCGCTGTGCCTCTGGCGAATTACCACCTTCGATAGCTGCATCGTACTGCTCACGGTTCACGTAACCAACTGCACGGAACTTAAGCACGGGCACATCACTATCACCATCGAACGACATGCGAGTTACGACCATGTTGATGTTCTTGCCATTACCTGCGATGTACTTAGCGTACTGATCAAAGCCCATCGAATCCATATCACCCTTGGCGAAGATCGATTGCGAAGGCAGCGTCAATTGGAACAACCCATTAGTCGGATCGTTTGCAAGCACAACTGCAAGACGCTTTTGATAGCGGCAAGCACGAGTGCCGTTAGACCCAGACCCTGCGATATTCTGAGGGCAGTTAGCGCACGTATCAGCTTGGCGATTCTCAGCCTTGGGGTGCGGTGTTACACCATCATCAGACCAACAATCAGGAGGAGTAATATCCTTGGGGTTATAAGCTTTAGCATAGAAGATGCGCGAGTTCTCTTTGCGACCTGCTGCAACAACTACGTCAAGCTCAGGCTTGTCAGTCTTTGATACTTCTTCGCCGTTAATCACAAGACGGAAACGACCGCCCCTGATAGAGATACGACGGTTCTGTGTGCCACCTGCTAGCGCCTTGGTTAGTTCATCGACTTCGGTATTCTTAAGGAAGTCGGGAAGGTCTTGTTGGAATACAGTTACGTTAGACATAGGTTCCTCTTGGTTACTTACTACGACGGACAACAATGCTGTACCGACTATCGGTGTTCAGACCCATCGGTAACAAGTTGGGGTTTTCCTCGATGAATTGCTTCATGTTGGTTTGATGAATGCGCCGTTCTAATAAACCAAACGCATCGTGTTCACGTACAAAGCTGTACATAGAATCCCAATCGTTAGTCCAGTAACGGTTCTTCACACTACGAATCACAGTACCTGCTGCTGTGCGGATACTGTCAGCACCTATTGATTTGCAAGCTTCAAGAAGTTGCTCTTCGATCACGTCCATCTGTTCTTGAAGCTCAACATCCTTCGCTTCGTAGTCAGACTTCAGCTTCGCTCGCGCATCTCGAATCTTGATATAGATGCCTGCTAATTTGTCCACAGGGACAGATTGCTTTTCTTCAGGGGACACAAGGTCTTGGATGCCCTCATCCATGCTACGCTCCTTTAAGTTATTTTGTGGGTTAACTGTAAATCATAAAGTTGACTTTGTCAAGTTTCTTTAAGCTCTTGACCGTACAAGTCAACGATACGGGAATGCACATCGATATTATTTTTGAGCATTTCGTAAAGCTTGCGCTCCACTGGACTGCCTGATATGTGCACCACCGTCATTGTGTTCTTCTGTCCGGGCCTATTGATGCGAGCGTTTGCTTGCAGATAAGTTTCTACAGAAGTCACAGGCGCATACCATATCACCACGTTAGCAGCAGTCAGCGTTAGCCCATGCGATGCCGCTTGTGGTTGAATGATAAGCACTTTAGGGTCAGGCTGCTCTTGGAAGTTCTTGATGATTGCAGCCCTGCGATTAACTGTTACTGATCCGTTGATAACGTCAGACGTTATGCCCGCCTTGGTTAGATGATTGTTGAGCAACTCGATGGTATGCGTGAACGGTACAAATACTAAAACTTTATGGCTAGCCTCTTCGATAACTTCCTCGATGACCTGCAAGCGATTAGCTACATCAAACTCTATAACTTCCCTAGTGTCCGTATAGACCGCGCCACCAGAAATCTGTAGCAACTTGTTCAAGCTTGTGGCTGCATTCGGAGAAGTAACTTCTTCGCCACCGGCTGAGATCATCATCTGGTCTTTGAGGATCTTGTAATACTTGCGCTGCTGCGGAGTCAGGGGTGCATCTCGTTCTACGTACATAAGATCAGGCAGATCGATACAATCTTTTTTCTCAAACCTGATTGCAGGTTGCAGCACTTGATGCACGACATTCTCTGCATTCGGTCTGGGTATCCACCTGAACTGACTGACCTTCTGCATCACCTTGTCACGGAACGAACCAAGGAACTTAGGCGTGTTGTCTGGGTTGACTAGCTTTGCTAATCCGTAAGCATCAACAGGCGATTGCGCGGCTGGTGTGCCTGTCAACATCCATAACCACTTGGCACGATCCGACACACGCTTCATAACTTTCCAACGTCTGGTCGATACATTCTTATAAGCGTTGGCTTCATCGACAACAATCAAATCAAACTTACCGTCGGCAGTGACTGCGTCTTCGATGATCTCAACACCTTCAAAGTTTGTTATGACAAACTCAGCACAGCTACCTACTATCTTGACCCGTTGCGCTGCCGATCCGTAGGCTACGTTGCATGTGCGGTGTACAGCAAACTTAAAGAGATCCTCTTGCCATGCTGACTTCATGATAGACAGAGGGCAGACCACCAACACCCTACGCACAAGCCCTAGCTTCATTAAGTAATCAGCAGACCATATAACGGATGCTGTCTTACCCGTGCCTTGCTCGTTGAAGCAGAACGCCCTGCGGTTTAATGTTAAGAACTCTGCTGTAGTCTTTTGGTGATTGAATGGCGTGAACTGCCCAGGCCAATCGTATTTCTTTGATATAGGAGATGGAACACCTTTGATGAACTGATTAAGCAGTTGAGCTTCGTTCAACCCCCACCTGACTGCAACTTCATACACACCATCTTCTTGTCCTACTACCTTACTCTTTTCTATGGCTGCTGTTATCCGTTCAGGATGTTTAGTCCTTACTAGTAGCGCCCTGTTATCGATCACTTCCATGCTAGTCGTTCTTCTTTATAGTATGGTTACTGTTGCGACTGAATGATCGATTAGCTTTAGCAGTTGTGATGCGTAAATTACTTCTACTGTTACCACCACCTTTGGTGATGGGGCGCTTGTGGTCAATGTCTTTGCCTTCACGCACATCAGCTTTACCGTTGCCGTTAGCATCTTTACCGTTGCGATCAATCAGATCTCTTGCTCTCTCGCGCACCCTGCGCTCGTCTTTCTCTCCTCGTGCTAGTTGTTGTTGATATTCTTTTTTGTACGGTCTAGGTTTGTTAACATAAGGCATGATCAGTTCCTTTCGGATTGTGCTCACAACTAACCACTGGACAGAATCTGCATAACCCACTTGTTATCGGGTTCCACGTATCGTTCTCAAGTGCTGCTTCTAACCTAGACAACTGCTGAATCTGTGGCTCCAGATACTCAAGCTTCATCTCTACCGTGTGCTTTTTCTGGATAAACTCTTTGCTAACTACAAACAGTAACGCCGACTTAACGGTGTGGATCTTGGGGAAGTGGATAAAGGTCGCCGCTGCTAGCACATCTAACTGCTGCGTGTCTGCAAACTTTGCATTCTTTCCGGTCTTGTAGTCAACAAGGTGCGCTACGCCTTTGTCCTCGTTGATGATCAGTAAGTCTGCTATCCCCCTCCACCAAAACCCCTTTGTATTAAAACCGCAGGGGGAGAGCGAGTCCCCCTTCTTCAGCAACCCCATCTCATACTCGCAGTGCTTCGTACCTTCGATTCGGTTCAGCGAGTCAAGCATGCCTTTAATAAACTCAAACTGTTCGGGTAGTGCTACACCATCTTTGATGTAGTCCTCGGCTGCTTTGTGTACTTCCTTGCCGTACAGCGTCGCTTCACTACCCTTATCCTGTACATCCTTCTTGATCTTAAGATGATAGTACTTACGTGGACATTGCTGAAATGTTTTTAGGCTGCTGTAGGACCAACTGATAGGCTTCATTGTTTTGGTTCGCAATATTGATGCTATGAACAAGCAACCGAGCCTCTGTAATTAACACCGGACCAAGCTCTGCGGCTTCCTGAAACTTCCTATTAAGCAACAGATTATGCAATTGTGCAAGTACCTTTTCGGTCCTGATCATGTTCTCAGAATAATCAACAAAATCAACAACTTCCATAAGTTTCCCCATACCCTGCTTCACAATTTAACGGTAGCTTGTCACACCAATCTGGACGCATCCGCATACACTGCTCGACGAATGCCTTGGCAACTTCTGCCTCTTCCTTTGGTGCTATACAAGCAATGGCATCATGCACGGTCATCACTACACGATACCGCCTAGCGATCAGTAACATCTGCTCGCCTATGATGATTCTAGCCAAAGCTTGGCAAACATTCTCCGTTACCTTCCCGCCGTAAATGCGGTTGGGTATGACTGCCTTCCCTTTCTTTGTATCGTACACAAACTCTTCTTTACCTTCGGGCGTAACATGTATCCGCAGGTTGGGGTACTTTATGTATAAGCCGTTAGGTAATGCAACACCATTACCGCCCTCGACAGTCAACACCCCTATCGTAGTTATCTGGTTCATCATGATTGCGATAAGCGCCCGTTGGCAGTCTTTCCACAGCATGGGGATCTGGGGGTAAGTCTCCCTGTATACCGTGATGATGCGCTGTGCTTCTGCCTCTGGCAGCGTTACACCAAAGTTCTTAAGCTGAGCTTGGAACTTCTTAGCCCCCATGCCATACCCTGCACCAAGGATTGTCGTCTTACCAACAAAGCGTTCGGAGTCTGTTATTTCTTCCACAGGTTTGCCGTAGATGGCAGATGCCATGATCCGATACACATCCTCCCCACGAGTGAAGGCATCGACCAAATCCCACTGCCCTGCCAACCACGCAAGCGTTCGCGCTTCGATCTGCGATGAGTCTGAATCAATCATCACGTAACCTTGGGGTGCACGAATCGCATGCTTCAGTAAAGACTTTCTTGGTAGGTTCTGTAGGTTAAGGTTGTCCGCACCGCCCCATCTGCCTGTATGTGCTGCGTAATACTTGAGTGGCACGGGCATGCGCCCACGCTCTGCGATCCCGATAAAGCGTTCTGTCCTAGTCTCTTCTAGGGTTGACTTAGTTCCAAGCCTTGCAGCTACTAGAGCTTGTACTTCAGGGTTCTCATGTTCGGCCAACGCCTTAAACTCTTCGTCATTCTTAGCTAGTGCTAAGGTCTCACGCCCCGTGGTGGGACTAATTTTTGTAGGTGGCGTAACGCCAAGGCTTGTTAGCGTATCTGCGAACTGAGGGTTGCTCATCAGTGTCGCTCTGTCTACCGTAACCTTAGAGAGCAACTCTTCTTTTTTCTTTCTGACGTTTACTAGATGTTCTTCTAATACAGGCTTGTCTAGCACGAGCACAGGCTCTGAATACATCTTAATAGTCAGGTCGATCAGCCGCATCTCCATATGCGGGAAGTCTTCGGTCAAGCACTTTGATAAGTTGTACGTCAGGTCAACGTCATTGATGCAGTACTCGCCGTACCTGTCAATCTCTTCTTGAGAGAAATCTAGTCTGCGTTTGCCTAGCGCATTGACTACTTCTGTGCCTTTGACCCCGAGTTGGTAGTACCTCGCCAACGTCGCCAAGCTACCCCCCACCTCTGTACCGTGTATCGCCCTCGCCATACTGAGTGTATCAATCCATCCACGAGGCTTAATACCAAAATGCCAAGTAAGAATAGCGGCATCAAACATAGCATTGTGAGCAATTGCAAGAGAGTCGCGCCAGTTAAATTCTTGTAGAAACTTCTTTGTTTGTTCATACGTACCAGTAAACCATTCAGTGTCCTCCCCACCAACTTTAACTGCTACACCGATCACCTCAAAGCTAGGGCTGCGTATGTACTCTTCCGTTGTCATCTTGCTTAAAGAGAAATCACGACTGTAATAAGTCTCGAAATCAATAGTTAGTATGTTCATGTACGCAGTATCTCTTTGATGGTGGTGTGTAGTTCTTCGATGTTGTCTTCGTTAATCACA